TGACCTATTGTAATAGCTGTACCTGATATACCTGTACCTATAGATATAGATTCACTACTATTACCTGTATCAACAATTAAGTAAGCATCAGAGCCTTGCTTTACAGTAAAAGAAGTAGCAGAGTTATCTGTAATAGCTACATTAATATCTGTACCATCTGCACTAATAGAGTCAAGAGCTATATCACCTACATTAATAATATTAGCATCACCAAAAGATGTGGTAGATAAAGTAGTTGTTCCTGTTACAGTTAAGTTATCTGCAACAGTTACTTCTGAAGTTGTATGACCTATTGTTACAGCTATACCACTTGTCTCTGTAGCAAGTTTTAATGTACCTGTAGCATTAGTAATAAAAGAGTTAGAACCATCATGGTACAGTTGCATATCACTCCCTGCACCAAACTTAAACTTGTCACTGTCAGGTATAATTAAATCACCATTACTATCTACTGTAACAGCTTTAGAAGCTTCAGATGTACCTAATGTAGTTATATCAACATAGTTTAATTCTGTAGCAGAAGACGTTACACCATCTAATATATTTAACTCTGCAGTTGTTGATGTTACTCCATCCATTATGTTAAGCTCTGCAGTTGTAGCAGTAACACCATCCATAATGTTTAATTCTGTTGCTGTAGCTGTAACTCCATCAAGTATATTTATTTCAGCAGAAGTAGCTGTAACAGCAGCACCTGCTATTGTTAAAGATCCAGATACATCTAAATTACCATTTACATCTATTGTTGTAGCATTTATTTCTATTTCTGTGTCACTAACAAGATCAAGCACACCATCAGCAGATTGATGAATATATGTTCCTGTATCCCCAAAGTTAAGTCTTTCAGTACTATTTATTAAAATGTCATCATTAAACTGAAAGTAGTCTTCATCTTCCATCCACAATAATTGACCATCATTATCTTGACCATCAAAATTAACAGTAATATCTGTACCTGCAGTACCATCACCTATCGTAATAGTTGTTCCTAACAGTTTAGTTATAGGACCACCTTCTGCAGATGTACCATCATGTGAGTGTCCAGTTGAAGATGCAAAAGCATTTACAACAGCATTAAGTTCAGCATTTAATGGTGCTGATTTAACAACCTCATCAGCTTGAATATCTGACGTATTTGTTCTTGTGTAACCTGTACCCATTACCTTAAATCTCCTAATCCATAAGTAATTGTAAATCCCTGTATACTGTGACTAGCATTTGTATCTTCTGCAACAAAACGAAAAGAAATAGATTTTCCTGATCCTGTAAATTGTGCTGTCTCTACTGGTGATGGATTACCATCAAATACTTGAGTTGTATCATATATTGCTGAACCATAAACAGCTGCTGTACCAGTGGCACTAAATGTTACATTAGCAGGATTAAGAATAGTCGTATCTTCAAAGTCATAGACTATACCTAGTGATACAGATATTGCACCCTCTGCACGTAAGTATGTAGCCATATCATAAAATATTTTTCTTTGTCTTGGATCTTCAAAATATAAGTAAGGTGTTTGATAGATACTTAATACAGAAGATCCTGCAAAAGATGTACCTGATTCTTGTGCATAAACTTTACCTGTAGAGTCACCATGTATAATTGTTTCTGTTGTTCCTATGTATCCACTATCTGCACAAGTAACAGAAAAACCAAACAATGTTGAAAACTCAAAAGCAAAACCTCCTTGAGGACTTTCTCTAAGTGCTCCTAGTATTCCTACAGAACTTGTTCCTGCAAACATATATCTAAACTGTGACTTAGATCTAATTAATACAGAAGATAAACCTGTAAGTGTTTCTGTATTAATAGTATTTTGTACTGTCTTATGGATCTTTTTAGATACAGTTTCAAGATTAACGTCACCAATCTTTGCAGTACCACCAATAGGTCTAATACCATCTGGTGCTAAGAATAGTAAGTCACCACCTATTTCTATTACACTATCTGTAGCTAGACAGCCTAAGTTGTTTGTAACATTCTCTAAAGTAAAGTCTGTTCTATTATTACCAACAAGTCTTTTAATATTGTTAGTACCAAAGATATAAAGAATATTACGAAAAACTTTTATAGCTACAATATCAAAACCAACATTAATATTACCTGCACCATTAGCAGGAGTAAAGTCAGTTTCAGCTAGTGGAGCACTAAAAAATAATTCATCTTTCTTTGCAGGATCACCTGCTAAAAATAAATGATTTTGATAAACTTCAGATATTACTGGATCAGTAGGAGCATTAGAGTCTGTTATCTGAACATAACTACTACCATCATAAGTAGCTGCAGGATTAATACCATCTGTTAAAACAACTTTAGTTGAACCAAAATTTAATCTAGTAAACCTAACTTTGCTTACACCAACCATAGTTGGAGAACCTGCACTTGTAATAGCAGTCCAAGCAGAGCCTGTCCAGTAGTGTAAGTAGTTACTTCCTGATGATGGTTTTCTTGCAGCTAATACACCATTATGTATTCCATCTACTACACATACACCTAATACAGAACCAGTGCCAGTAACTGTACCATAGCTATTTGCAAAACCACTTATTCTTCTATAACCACCTTGTAAGTCTGGTTCATAGTTTAATAGTTTTGTAGCACTGCCCGGAAAGTCTTGACCTTGAGATAAAACATCTCCTGTTGTATTTAAACCACCTCTAGAAATAACTTTAAAGGTTTGTAGATTATCTGCCATTTATGAACTTAAACTTAACATATGTGAAGAAAATTTTGGTCTTTGTATCATTGTAGATTCTACATAGAGTTTATCATCAAGTAGTAGTCTACGCATAGCTTTCATACCCATCATAAACTTTTGTTGATGGATCTGAGCACTTTGTTCATTAGATCTAAATCTCATCATATAAACCATAGCACCAT